AGGAAACATTGCTCTCCCAATAGGTTGTTAGGCTATCCCACGTGATACCAAACTGGAATTGAGACGTTCCAAAGCATGTAATCGTGTCCCTATTCTTTGCCCATGTATTGTTTTTATAGTTGAAAATGAGCACTTCATTTGGATAACTCTGAGTCGTTGAGGCATTTGATGTGTCTAGATAATTGAAATAGACAAGCTCCTTCTCAAAATCTCTAACGCCATGAACAAAATTAGGGGCGCTATTTTGGATTTCAAAACTGAAAACTTGTTCTGGAATTTGCTCGTCCAAGCGCGTGATGCCGTTGGCAGCGGCTTGAATGATACCCCGATCACTCACCGCCATGACTCCTTGATCAAACACAATAGGACTGTAAGGACTGACGGCACCAAAATCTGAAGAAATTCGTTCCCAAATGAAAGGAAGTCCATATTCACCTATGTATCTGAGTTGCCATGTTGAGTATTCGAAGAAGACGATCAATGTATTCCTAAAGAAAGCTGCGCTAACAATAGCCTCATTCGTAGGAGCATCGAGGAACCCTCCCTTTCCGAAGACATCAGAAGCCCAAGAGCCAGGAACATATGGGCCGGTTGAACCGTTCTGGGTGGGATCTCCTATCTGACTGAATCGACAACGAGCAAAGAAATTAGTCGCTCCTGTGTACGTTGACCCGGTGGGTCCTTCCCAAGTATTTAGAGCGATCAAGCGGCCATAATAAGGAATCAAAATGAGAGCCTGCCACATAGTGGTCGTAGATGTGACCAATGGCTGCAACGTCATCCACGCTGAATTGTTGAAATAACGGATGGGATCATAACGAGTATTAGGTATGTCGATATTGTTATTTGTCTCGAAAAAGTATCTTAAATCGGGCGTAGCTCCCTGATAATTTGCCGCCCAGAAAAAGTCTGTGTTCGTTCCTGTCCAGGTGGTCCCAGGGGCTAATTCTTGGAATCCATTGATATACTGATAGGCATAGACGGTATCGAAAAAGACAGTAGAATCGATTCCAAAGGTAGCTACATCCCTTTTCAAAATCCCCATGACAGGCAACGTGGGATAGTAAGACATGGTAACTGTCGTAGCATGACCCGCTCCAACGGTCGTAGTCAATGTGACTGAACCCGTGAGATAGTTTATCGTTCCGGAATTGCCAGCTGTCGCATTAGTCAAAGTTCCATTACCAGCATCGACAAAGGGTGTCGCAAGAGTTGCAATGCTAATTCTGACACTGCCGGGGGCAATCTGTGCATACGTCTCTGGTGTTATGGAAAGTTTTGTGTAAAGATTGAATGTCCAAGGAGAAGCGGAGCTATTTCCTATCGATACCGCACTAAAAACGCGTGCAAGTCGCCCCATGGGCACTTCACCATCACGCTTCTTCGTTCTTTCCCGCCAGACGTAGGCATTATCTATTTCTGAAAAAGCTTCATTGGCCAAAAGAGCGGGTTTCCTGTCCTGAGTCAGGCCGCCTGCGGGATACCCTCCAATTAAGACTTGTTCAAACCCACTTGTCATATTTTAATTCCCTATAGCCATGTACGTAGCTCCTGAGAGCGATCCGCTGCCTCCCTCTGAAGCGCTTCCATTTATTTGAAAACTAGAAATATTCGGTCCAGCAGCTGTGGCTACAGAAAAACTAAAAGCGGCATTAACAAATGGAAGAAGTGGTTTCGCAGTGACTTGTAGAGAAAATACATTGTTAGGAAATGGAATTGTGAAATTATTTGAAACTGTATTTCCATTTGTTTTGAAATTACATGTTCCCCATTGTAAAAGAATTCCACCTATCCAGGTATATCCATTGGCAGAAGCATTTGAACCTGTGAGTTGTGACAGAACACCCTGACCTGTTAACGAATAAAGTTGAGTATCTCCATTTGAAGGAATTGCAGGAGTTGTTGTACCATTGACAACCAAAGTTCCTGGAACTCCAGAAAATAATTGATTGACTCCTGTAACGGTAGAAACACTGGTTTGAGTGACTTCATGTATCACTGTGTGATATCCAGCAGGATTCGAGCCAGGTTGTCCGTTATTATTGACGTGATCGACATTGAGCGTATCAAACGTTCCATCTAGATTGTCTCTTATAACCGATTTTGTCTGTCCGAGAGAGGAACCATCGGGAGGATATCCTCGGAAATATGGTGCAATTGGCATAGTCTCTCCTTAGCTCACGCATACTGTTGGAATAGGCTGTACTGGCCTGGGATTTTTCAATTGTTTTTTAGCCTTCGCGCTAAGCTGGGCTTTCGGAGCTGATAGAGGTTTTTTCAGCACTTTTTCTTTTCCCTTAATAACGGCCATAATTATTACCCTGTAGTGTGTCGCCCAACAAATGGCCCTCCTCCAAGAGGAATCGGCTTGTTAGGCAACGGTTTAAGTTTTTTCTTTTTGTTCATAACTGGCATTTTCTGCGGCTTGCTTTTCTGTTTTTTGTTCATCATAGAGACCCAAAGCTTGACATTTGTCCGTTGTTTCCATAGTTCTCGGTCAGCTGATCGGTGTAAAGCGTTGAGATCCTTTCCTGACCTATCTGCGCATATGTTCTCGTCTCAATGACGTCATAGCGCTCTTTAAGCATCTTGTCGATAAAGATGACTCCATCGGAATCCAGCCTTTCCTCGAAGATCTTTTTGGCTGCCCCTACAGCCAGAATTTCCCACCATTCGGACAATTCAGGATTGCCAGCCATGTCAGATGCTAAAAGAGCCTGAATAGGCTGCCTATAACAAGTAAGCTCGATTGTGTAACCAGCATCAGGGGTAGGGCATAGCGTGAACTGGTTTTGATAGAACATAATCGCTAGGGGAATTGAGAACTGCTTAGGATTATATTGGATCTGAATCGGTGTTCCGTCTGGAATGGGTTCAGCGAAGATAAGACCGGTAATTTCGCCTGTCTGATAGTTGATTGTGGCATTTCCCGGAACTGTAGGAGTTGACGAGGCGTATTGACGATAGTAGGTCCATCCAAATTGTTGATTTCCATTATTCGAAGTTTGAAAAATCTGAATCAGATTCCCTTGCCCATCATCGGTTACGTTTTGTGTCTGCCCAATTCCATTGGTTCCTATGACATTTGCCGTTATGAGAATGTTTTGAACTCGGCTTTGTGGAAAGAAAAGATTAGGAGATAACTGAGGCCCTGGATCGTTATTTACACTAGGAATGAAAGGAGCAGCTGTAGTAAATCCATCATAAGGGCCGCTAGTTCCGTTACCGGATGCGAAATTAGTGAATTCTTGCCAGTTGAAATTAGCGGCGTAAAAGCTCCAGGGATTATTAAATAGTTTAATTTCCCTTTTAGCGCAAAAACATGGCTGATTGACTGTTATGTAAAGTTCGCTATTGAAAGGGTAGACATCTTGACCTACATTGGTAGTGAAAGTGTAGACATCCTTAAGCTTTAGAGATCTGAATTTAGCTGGCAAATCATAGGCATAAAAGCTATGCATTTGCTGGACTATGTACGAGTCCGTCACCTGAAATGAATTGCTTGAACCTGTCAATTTACGCGTCTTTGTAACCGCGTTTGCTAAGGTTGGATACAGAGGATATGTGGGTACAAATGTAGTCATAACACCGGCTGGTTATCAAATGCATCTTCTAATGTAACCGTCGTAGTTCCTTGAATGATTCCAGAGCCAGCTGGCACTGCCACACAAGGAACTTGAGGATCTTCTACAGATATAAACGGATAAAAATTCGTCGTGTCTACTGCTATTGTTACAGTCGTCGGAGTAATAGAAATTATTTGTGCTTTCTGATTATTCAGCTGAATCATGCCATTGGCGGGAGGAACGCGAAAGCTGATCCATTCAGCTACAGTGAAATTGTGATCATCGGCGAAAGTAACAACAGCAGGAAACGCCTGCGTAATATTCGTTATATATTGCAGGTTCGGAATGAAGTCCGATCCAAGAGGAGGCCCATAATTTGAATTATAGGCGCTCATAGCACGTTCGTTGGCGTAAAGCGCACTCTGGATACTGTTTCGTAGCTACGGGGCACTCTTTGGCCAGTAGCAGGAATTTCCATAGAGTAGCGTCTTACCTTTTTCTTGGTATTGTTCAAATGCTTGATGATTCCCATGGGTAAATCGCATCTCTCTCCATGAATCATTTTGATCATTTGGATAGGCTCACCGGGGTATTTCCGATAAGCAAATTCTAGCCATCCACCTTGAGCATCGAGGAATTCAAACATGCCTGTGACGATTTTATCGTCCTCTTTCCGCATCTTTTTGATTAATTCTTCTCTCTCAGCAGGA